GACGTCGCGGCGATCGGCCCAGAACGAGCCGTCGGGCTGGTCGGACGGCCACTTCGGGCCGGAGACCCACGACACGTTCCACGAGTTTTGGATCAGCGCACCGTCCCGGCCGCCGCCGTTGTCCTTATGCCGCACCGCCCAGGCCAGCATGGCGTGGCTCCAGGGCGTGCCGCGAGACAGAAAACCCAGCGAGTCACGTGTCCGCGGGATCGGCCCGTAGCCCACCTGCGAGCAGATCGCCACGGGCGAGCCCCGCTCGATGGCCGCACAGAGTTCCTGCCAGGTCGTGACCTGCACACACTTGAAGCTCTTGTATTTGTTGGCGAGCTTCGCGAGCTCGAGCGGAACGCCATCACGTCCCCACTCGCGAGACAGTGACGGCGAATACTTCCGCAGGTCGAACGCGCCGAACACCTCGCGGTGGAGCACGCCACCGACGGAGGCGTCCTTGCAGCGGCCGGTGATCCACCGGGCAGCGGCTCCGCCGTAGCTGCCATCGCCGCCGTAGTTCCGATCTTGCGGAGGCAGGCGGGCCAGCGTCCTCGAACCCGCGTAGATTGGTTCCGTCGCGCAGGAGAGCGGTGGACTCTTCAGCTTGCCAACAGCGTGGTCGACACTCTCGGCGGTGTAGACGCCCAGGCCAAACGCGAAAGAAACGCACGTTCCCACTGGCCCCTGGTCCCACGACTTCCAGGGCGTGCCGTAGACCTTCTGGTGGGCGTTATCGACGGCCCGGTACAGGAACGTGTCGCGGCCCGCGGCGTTGGCCATCGCATCGGCACCGGCCTCGGCAAACGTCGGCTGGTTGAGCTCACGCAGGAACTCGCGGACGCCTTCGGGGTTGGGCTGATAGCCGAACCGCTCGTCGACTCCAGACAGCACCCGATGCGTGTAGTGGTCGACAACCGCGCCCAGGATGGCGGCGGCCACGACAAACGCCAGGGCGCTCCAGGTCCACGCGGCCTGTCGATGGCTCATTCCGCGGCCTCCTCACCCAGGCGGCGAACACGCGGCAGCACGCGGGGCAGCGGCGGGCCTGGGCGATCGTCAGAATTGCAGCCGCAGGGCTTCAGCTGCTCGCGGATGCCCTTGAGCTCGGCGTGGATCATGCCCAGCCAGACCGGGCACGCCACGGCCGACACGCCGATGAACAGCACGGCCACGAGGTGGAGCACGTACAGGCCGTTGTCGACGACCTCCCAGATGATTTCCGACAGCCTCACTGGACGGCCTCCTCGGCCGCCTTGGCCAACTCGCGGAGCGCGGCTGCCCACCGGGCCTTTGCGGCCGCGTCCACCGGCCCGCCGCTCGTGCCGACGGTGTTGTCGAGGTAGTGGCCGGCGGCGGCCGCCACGTGCGGCTGGTCTCGCGTGAAGCTCTTCGGCAGGAACATCCCCTCGGATGTCGCGATGCGGACGTCCTCGAGCTGCGTGCCGGTGGTGATCCTGGGCGATGCCGCTGCCGCGTCCTTTTCGAGAGCCTCGGCCACGCCGTGGCACAGACCCGCGAACGCCGCGGCGTCCTCCGGGGCAGACGGGCCGACGAACTTTCCGCGGAGATCGAGGCCGGCGGCGGGTGTCGGGCGGTGGTCAGGCCGCGGCCAAAACTCCACGCAGGCCGCGAACGCCGCGCCGCCGGCCAAAGCTGCAGCCAGGATGTACTTCTGGCGGTCTGTCATTTCTTCTGGCTCCCGTGCAGCAGGTCGAGCCAAAGCGTGTCGACCGCAGCCGACGCCTGCTCGTCGAGTTGCTCGCTCGCGGCCAGCCGGTCGCGGACCTCGAGCAGGCTGTCGATGGCCTCCCGCGGATCGGGTGACGACGGGGCCGCCGCAGGCACCAGGGGCGGCACGCGGAACAGATCCTCGGCCGACGGCAGCGCCGTGGCGGGCTTGCCCTTGCCGGTCGGCCAAAACAAAAACGCGATGGCCGCGAGAACGATCAGACCGGTGATCATGCTGCACTCCTGGAGATGCGGAGCAGGGCTTCCACGGCCCCAGCCGCGAGCGACAAAACGAGAACGCGGGTTGCCGGCCGGAGGATCACCCAGGCGGGCCACGCGGCCACAGGGACTGCCTTGTCGGCCAAGCTGTCGAACAGCACGGCGGCGGCCGCCATGGCCACCTCGCGCTTCTGCGGGCCGGTCAGCGTGGCGACCGCGTCGAGGCCCTCGACCGCCATGTACAGCAGCTGCACGAGCAGCCTGCCGAACTCCTGCCAGGTCAGCCCGTCGCGGGCCTGCTCGCGGGCGGACGCGAAGAACGCGTTCAGCCTGGCTGAGAACGTGGTGATTGAGTCGGTGGCGGCGTTCATCGTTTGCGGCTCCAGATCTCGGCGGCCGGCACGAGCCGCTTTCGGCGAGCGTGGCAGCATGTGCACTCCAGTCGCTGGACCTGGTCGTCGCCGGCACGGCGCGACGTGATCACGCGGCAGCGCTGCCCGCACTTGCGGCAGGCCCTACTTGATTCGTGGTGCATGGGCCTTGAGCCTCGCGGAGACGAGCCGCGCGGCTGCGGACGTCAGGGCGTAGGACCAGCGGCGCCGCTTGTCTGCCGCCAGGTCGGCCTCCCGCTGGGCCAGCTGCTCGAGCTCGTGGCCGGTCAGGTTCTCCGTCCGCCAGGCCTCCAGCGACCGCAGGGCCGCCGATGACTGCGGGTAGGCCGGCCGGGTCACGACGGAGATGTCCCAGACGTTTTCGACCTCCGAGATCGTCCTCACCATCGTCCCGTCGGCCTCCTGGCTCCACGACTCGCCGCGGCCTGCTGGGAGCGTGAACGCGAAGCTTGCCCCGAACAGATCGCCACGACGGACGAGCGTGACGATGTCCCGGCCGAGCGTGGTGTCCGGCGGGCTGATCGCGTAGGCCAGGCCGCGGTCGACAATCGAGAGTTTGAGCGTGTCATTCGTCGTGCGGCCGATCGGCTGCCCCTCGTGGTCGAACAGTGCCACGACGTCGACGCCGCCGCGCGGGTCGTTCCTGTGGCGGCCAACGACCTTGTCGAACGCTGTCGGGGCAAACACCTCGCGGAAGTTGCCCAGATCCTCGCTCTTCGAGTTGAACGGCGGGCTGATGCCCTTGATCACGGGCGAGGCCGCGGACCGCTCCTCGAGCTCAATGGGCTCGACGATCGTCGGGACATAGCGGCGCTCGATGTTGTCAGTCGTCATGTCCGTCCTCGTTTGTGATGACGTCGTCTGGCTCGATGGTGTCGGCCGGGAACTGCGTCCCGTCCGGCACGGCATCGGGGGCGGTGCCCGTGGCTGACGTTCCCAGCGGCGCGAAGCCCAGCTGCATGTAGGTCGCGTTGGCTGCCGGGTTCTCCAGCAGGTCGAGGTCTTCGAGGTCTCGCAATTCGTTCGGCGAGATCGCCCCGCAGTTGAACAGGAACTGGTAGAGGGCCACGCGGGCCTGGGTGTCACCGCGGAGCAGCGCCCGGCTGTCGAGCCGGCAGTAGTGCCGGCCGTCCATGACGTTGTCGTAGGTCCGCAGGATCGACCGGTCGATCGCCCCCTCGAACCGCTTCTGCCACGGCAGCAGGCCGAACACGTGGGCCGTCACGAACTCCTGTTCGACGTTGCTGTACTTCGCCATGTCGGCATCGCCCAGCAGCGTCGTCGGGATGCCATAGACGCGGGCCACGTCGGGCAGCATCGACTTTCGCAGTTCCATGAACTGGCTGGCTTCCTGCGAGTTGCCCTCGATCGGCTTGAACTGCGTTTTCTTGGGCAGGATCGCGGTGCTGCCGCGCTTGCGTGGGCCGCCGTAGATCTCCCTCCACTGCTCGCGGAACCGGGCCGCAGCCTCGGCCGGGATCTCTTCCTGCGTCTCGATCACGCCGTCGGGCCTGGCCGAGTTGTCCCAGAACGACGCGGCGGCAATGTCGAGCTTCCTGGCGAGCGACACGCTCGTGGCACAGAGCTCGGCCGGGAGTTGGCCCTCGTAGCTGTTGTCGGACAGCCAGCGGTAGTGGACGATCTCTCTCTGGAAAAAGTCGCGATACTGGCCGCGTGGCAACAGGTAGCGGTAGATCAGCCCGTCGCCGCCACGCAGGCACGACATCCGGCTCGGGTGGAGCGGCTCAAGCGACGAACAAAACCCGTTCTCCCCGGAGACGATCCGCGAGTAGGCCCGTCCGTAGAGGGCGAGGTGGTAGGCCGTGGTCTCCTTGTATTCAAAATCGCTCTGCCAGGAGTTGGGCCGCCACGTGAGAACGTCGTAGCACGCCAGGTCGTGGGCGTGCGTCTTCGGGTAGCCCGGCCGCCGGCGGATGATCTCCGTCGGCATACAGGCCAGCGACGAGGCGATGAACCGCACGCAGGCCAGGATGCACGTGACGCGGACGGCCACGTCGGCCGAGATGCTGTCGGCCTGGAGCATGGTGCCGAGCGGGATGTGATCGGCCAGAGCCCGGAGGGCGTACTGGTCGAACTTCTTCGAAGCCCGCGGTGCCCGCGGCTTCGAGGCCGTCGTCTTCTTCACAGCTCGATGATTTGCCATGCGTCTGGACTCGTTTCCGGCTCCGCCGTCATCGAGACCGCCAGGCCGCAGACGGCCGCGACGATCCCGTCCGTCTTCTCGCTCGACCTGCCCTTGTCGGGTTTCATGTTGCCCTGGTGATCCACGTACAGGCACGTGTTCCCAGCCATCCACTGCATGACCGGAGACGGGCACCGGAACTTCCGCTCGTGGACCATCACCTCGAGCAGCTTGGAAGGCGCCGTCATCCGACCAACCGACTGCCCGATAGCGTGCACTTCAAGGCCCGCCCGTTGAAGTTGGGTGGCCACGCTGCCAAGGTTCCAAGGGTCAGCGCCGACGCCTCGCACGTGGTGCTTTTGCGAGTACGCAATCAGATCCGCTGCGACCTGGTCGTGGTCGAGACGAACGCCAGGCGTGGTGCGGATCCAGCCGTCGGCGATCCACTGACGCAGCGGCACGCGCGTTTCTTTCTCGCGCTCCGCCACGTTTTCTTCAGGCATCCAGAACATCGCGTCGGCGTCGTAGCCGCCCTGGCCGTCTGGGAAGAGCGCGACGGCGGCCGTGAGGTCGAGGTGGTCGGCCAGGTCCAAGCCGATGAAGCAGCTGCGGCCGGCGAGCGGCTCGGGCGGTGGTGCCACGCACGGCGAGTAGACCTCATGAGTGAACCAGCGGTTGTCGGGAGTCGTCCAGACGTTGAGCGAGTAGCGGAGCCACCGCTGTCTCTTGACAGGGTTGGTCAAGGAGTCCTGCCAGTCGGCCCGGAACTCCTCCTCTGGGAAAGTCGTGCCCATCGACGGGTTCGCCTTGGCCCACACCTTGGGATCGTCGTGGTCATCATCCGGCGCGGCCGCGTAGATCAGGCCGTAGAACGTCGGGTTCGCGGCGGGGTTCTTCATCACCAGCTCGCAGTCCTGCCACCACTGGTAGCCGGGGCCTTTGCGGTCGTCGCCAGCCGTGGAGATCGCCAGGACCAGGCCGTTCGGCGTGGCCCTGGTGGCGTAGGACAACGCCGCCACGAGCTCGTCGGTGCGGTGGGCGTGGATCTCGTCGATGATCACCGAGCCGTTCAAGCCCTCGTTCCGGTACGCGTCGGCCGACAAACATCGCAGGACGTTCCCGTGCTTGCGGTTTCGAATGATCGACTTGGAGTCGACGACCTCGAGCACCTTCGACAGTGTGGGCGAGGCCTCCACGCTGCGTTTCAACATGCGGTACAGGATGCGTGCCTGTTCGCGATCCACGGCCGCCGGGTAGACGTCGGCCAGCGGCTGGTGGGCCGTGAGGAGGTATTGGGCGATTCCGCTCATCAGCCACGTCTTCCCGTTCTTCTTCGGGACGAACACGGCACCGCGGCGATACCGGAGCCGCCCATCGGCACGCTTCCAGCCAAACAGCGGAGCGATCACGCGATCACGCTGCCAGTCGATCAGCTTGACGTGGACGGGATCGCCACCGTCGACGGACGGCACGCGACAGAACGACTCGATGAACTCGGCCGGCCGCTTGGCAGCGTCGGCGTCCCACTCGTAGCCGGCCACGTACTCGGGACGGTCGGAGCCGGGCTCAGCCGGTGAACGCGCGGAGCTTCGCTTCTTCGGAATCTTCTTCGCCATGGTCTGCCACCTCCGGCGGGAATCGGGTCTCGGCTGCCGGCGTGAGGCCGTACTCGCGGGCCAGGGCGACGAAGTCACGCCGGGCATCACGCAGGAGCCGGGCCACCGGGTTGGCGGCTTGCCCCTTGTCCGTCGAAGTCATCCAGCCCTCTGCGGCCAGCTGCTCGGCGAGCTCGCGGCAGTCGGCGTACAGGTGACACAGGAGCGCGAGGCCCTCGGCGTTGTCCGCTCGCAGCCGGCCGGACTCGACCAGGCTGTCGGCGTGGCCCTTCCAGTAGGCCGCGGCAACGGGCCTGGCGGCGACGTCCGCCGGGGCCTTCGGCGTGCGAGTCGCTGCTGGCTTCTCGGCGGCCACTGGCTTCGCCATGCCGATCGCCGCCACGCGGGCCATGGCGGCCTGGGATCGCTTGCTGTTGGGGTCTGGGTGGCGTCCTCGACGGCCCATACTCACCTCCCGTTTTGGCTTAGTTGGTCAAAAATTCGTGCGCAGGCAGCGTGGGGCTGAGAAAAAAACGGCGATTTGTTTATCCGACCGACCCCGGCACAATGCTGCGTTTGGTCGATGCAACTGCCTGCGATGCGATCGCGTGGGTCGATGCAGTCGATCAACGACGGGCACGCAACCGAACAACCCTTTGATTCGTTGCAATGCCTGTGCGCCAACTGCACGTTGTTCCATACGTGTCCGTGCCTCGTGTTGCCGCGAAGGTTCAGCGGGACAATGTGATCTATGCAAGCCGCCATCTTGTCGCTGTGGTGGCAGTTGCGATCAACAGCAGTCAGGCACAACTGGCAAACCCATCCATCACGCTCGGCCACCTGTGGCAGTGTGATTGAATATTGACGAGGAAGGCCTCGCCTCTTAGCCCGCGTTGTGTGTTTTCTAGAACCCTTTGGCTTGTTGGACTTTTTCCTGGCGGCAAGCCGTTTGCGTCGGCAAGCCGGAGAGCAAAAGCGAATATAAGTCCCTGTGCATTCAACAGCCTTTACAAGCCTGCCACACTCCCAGCACGTCCCAGTTGTTTTATGTGAGTCTCGCACGCACCTTCGAAACCATTTCAAAGTTCTGCGGGAGTGGGACAGGCGCACGGCCTCCAGTTTCTTTTGCGTGCGAACGGCCTTACGGGACGAGGAGTAGCACTGCCGCGAGCAAAATTTGTTTGCCTGGTTGCCGCCGTTAATGGACTTTTCTTTTCCGCACTGCTGGCATTGGAAAGTAGCCTTTCGCCTAAAGTCCGCCAGGCACTTGTTGCACAGCCTTCTTTTTGTGGTCGACACAACAACATCACCGCAAGAGTCGCAGTACGAAGCCACTTTCGCGGATGGCCTAGATTTGTTGTACGCGCGACAACGGCATGGCGCACACCGAATCGGAATCTTCCCCTTTGGGCCAACTGGCACTGCCTTTCGGCAGTCCGCGCACGCTATTTCTGAAGGCCTGCACATCATGCGAATCCCTTGCGTCGTTGCTCGTCTCGCGTCTTGCGCCCATGGCAGGACGAACATAGGACTTGCAGGTTTGCGTCCGTATCTTTTCCGCCGTCCTCGAGCGGCAGGATGTGATCCACGTGGGCGTCACGCCCATAGCACACCTCGTCGCACGATCTGCACGTGAACGCATCACGCACGAGGATCCGTTGACGCTTCGCAATCCAGTCCGCGGACGTGTAATGCGCCCGCTCCTTCGCAGCGCGCATGCCGCGCTGGTGCGGTGGTCTCCATCGTGGAATCGCGTCTGGCATCGCTGTATTCAATCCAGATTCTCTGGGTCGTAGAACTTGGGCCGCATGAGCAAGAG